ACAATAGGAACTGTTTTAACAAAAAACCAAGAAAATTGGGTGTATGCTGGAATAAATCAGGGAACTTTAAATGACTATACTCAGTTTATAGCAAACTCTCAAAATCAATTTCAATTAGAAACTGGAGTCCCTATCAATAATAATGCTAATGGAAATTATGACGACGGAATTGCTGTTCCAGTTAATGGAACAGTTGAGTTTGAAACTATTTATGATGATAATTTATTAGAAGGTTCTTTTAGTACAGGAACTCATTACCTTCAAATGGCATTATGGGACTTACCGGGTACAGCAGATCTTACAACAATAGACTTAAGCGCTAGTACTGTCACTTTTAGTTCTTCTTTAAATCTAGACCCTGCAAATACTGTTACAATACCATTTGATTCAAGCGAATTAGAGATACCAATAATTGACGCTGGGACCGCAGACCATTTATGGAAAATTAATAGAAATGTTTTGACAAATCAATCAATTCCTGATTCTGGAGTCGTTGATCTTTCATCTTTAAAAAGAATTAAATTTAATATAGTTAGCAATGGTGGGTCTTTTGTATTTAGAACTGGTCAACTAAAAATGGTTCCAACCACATATTCACACTCTTATGCTAATGTAAATAATAAAACTGGAGTTTTGAGTAGAGAAACTTGGCCCACTGTATCTCAAAATGATATGCCTGTTTTAATACAAAATGGTTTAAAAGTTAAAGATTTTACATATGTTGCAAAAATTAGTTTGCAGACTGCGCCGAGTTCTGGAACAACAGAATTTTCCATGTTTGGGAGAGTAAATCCTGATTTTATTTTTGGAACAGCGGCTATTAGTGGTGGTAGTGTTACTTATCCAAGTACCAGCGGTGTATATCCCGGGACTGCTTTTTATCCTACGATTGCAGCAGACGCTAATTCATATTTACGTTCTAAATTGTTAATTACATCAAATAATATAGAAATTAAAATGTATGAAGACCATTTAGGTAATTTAGATAATGAAGTTTTTAATATTATCCACGACGAACCCATAACGCAAGGAGATTATTTTTTTGTAACAAACTTTGTTGGAAATAAATGGGAATCAATATTATTTTCAAGTGAAGATGGCTCTGGTTTTGTAAAAGAAAGAATTATTGAAACAGGAAAACAAAATATTTCTAATCCTTGGCTTAGAGGCAAAGTCTTAGATATAGATTTAGATGATTATGGTAAAGGGTATGCAGGATATCAATTTAAACCTTCTGAAGTAGGTGGATTTAATGTAGATTACATTTATTCAAAAGAAGCAGTTCTTGCAGAATATGAATCTAAAACTTTTAATTCTTATAGTCCTGTAAAAGCAGTCAGTTTATTTTCAAGTTCTGTTCCAGATATTGAATTACTATCTGGAAATATTGAAGATTTTGAAAGAGTACAAAATACTAACAATTTTAATTTTTCAGGAAAAACAGAATGCGGCTTTATTGCAAATCCACAAAATGCAGATATTGATGATGTTGTTGTAGAAGAAGATACAAATATATTTTATAGATCAAAATCTCTTAAAATTATTAAAAAAGAAGATGCAAAAATTGCTGCTGTTCAATATAAGTCAAAATTAAAAATTAATGATTTTTCAAAACTTATATTTAAAACAAAAATAAGATTTAATGATTTATTAAATGTTGGAGATTTTAGAATTGTATTTTGGAACGAAAATAAAACAAGAGTTCTTTATCTTCAAGATTTGCCCGATCTTGTACCAAACGAATGGAATGAAGTTGATATTCCATTATCAACTAATGTGCTTTATAATAATCAATTTGTTTTAGAAATTGGTCATTATGGAGAAATAGAACCTATCCCACCCATTACAGATCCCTATGGATATTTTTGGATTGAAGATGTTCAACTAACGCTAGAGGCAGTAGAATGGGAAGCATCAAATAACGACGGAAGAACTTATGTTCCATTTTTAGATGCAATCAATGGAGAATACAAATCTATCAATTTTGCATCTCAAAATTACTATACATCAATCATTAATAAAAATCCTTATATACTTTGGGAATTTAATACAGGGGATGCTGGATATGTGCTGCCAAAAGACGACGTTAGTTATACGGTTGGAGAATTTATAACAACAAGTATTGGTAGCCTAAATGACTATCTTGTGAATACTCCCGGCTGGTTATCTCCAACAGGAGAGTCAATTGCAATTTCTGGAGTAGGTTCTGTTGGAGCAAATGATTATTATATTCCTGAAAGTGTTAAAAAGTTTAAAAATAACAAAGCAATTGCAATTTATGGAGGTACTGAAAGTTATTTAGAAACAAGAGGAACTGTAACTTTAGGAGAAATATTTGGAATTGGAGTGGGTTCTGCAACAAATATAACTGGTTCAATAAGATTTTATACAGACACAATTAATAATGATATTACAATTCTTTCTTGTCAAGATGCTCTTGCTTCTGATACAAATAGTTGGTCTTTCTCAATTCAAAATACAAACAATTTAGTCTTTACTTCTAATAATGTAGGAACAGTAACTGCAACTGTTCCTACTTGGAACGATCAAAATTGGCATACAGCATGTTTTACATATGACTATCACGGAAGTATTTTAACTTTATACTGGGATGGAGATTTGATCGCTAATGAAAACTTGTCATCAGATCTAATTTTTGATTATAAATTAAAAATACCGGGACCAACAGCAACTATTCCTCATAATACTTTTAATAGTTTTAATCCAGACTACCCGTTTATATTCATAGATAATATCTCTATCCATCAAGAAGTTCTTGATCAAAATGAAATAAATAAGGATTATATTGCAGCAATTTCTGAATATAATAAATTAAAAGTTAGAGCAAGAGCATACACAACAAACGCTTGGATATATGGATATGAAATAATTCCTCATTATGCAAAGATGGGGAGATTAAGAGAATTGTCTAGCAGATCAATTACTGTTGACGATTCTTTTTCAGCAACAGAAGATACAAATCAAGGAATTATATTCGATCAGGCTATATTTGATGAGTCTACTTTTGGTAATGATTAGGATAAATATTAAGGAACAAAAATGAGTTACACAACACCATCTACTGCCGTTGGTAACGGAACTTTAACCGTTACAATGTGGAATACAGAAGTAAGAGACAATTTAAACCATTTAAATAGTTACGCTAACCCAGTAGGAGCCGTTTTACCTTATGCGGGAACTTCTGCCCCTAGTGGATACTTATTGTGCGATGGAGCATCTATCGGTACAGCAGATTACCCAGATTTATTCGCAGTTGTTCAATACAATTATGGTGGTAGTGGTACTGCCTTTAATGTTCCAGATCTTTCTACTCGTATGCCTATCGGTACGGGAAATGGAAGGTCAGAAGGAGATGCTGGAGGAACAGAAAATGTTACTCTTGATGTAACACAAATACCTTCTCACTCTCACGTTGCAACAGATTCTGGTCACACTCATACATACCCAACAAGTGCTGGTGGTGATAGTTTAGGTGGTGGTGATACTGGAGCATTTGATGTTGCCACTTATGGAGCAAACGGGTCGCTAACAACAAATACTGGATACGCAAATGTGACAATTAATAATACTGGTGGGGGATCTTCTCACACAAATATGCCACCCTATCTAGTAATGAATTATATTATTAAAACATGATATAATGTAATAGTGATTATTAAATATGGTTCTTTTCAAGAAATAGAAGAACAAATACTTAGTATAGAAGATAAAAAAGGTATTTATCTTATTGAACCAAAGGGTAAGGGCAACTTACTCATCTCTTCTTTTGCTAATAACCAAACAGAAGAAATACGAGCAGATATGCTTGAGGACTTTCTAAAAGACAAAGAAGGAACTCATGCATTTTTTATTGGAGTTCGTCCCCCACGCTGTATTAAGAAGGAACTATCTGATCGTTATAATGTTAAAGAGGCAATAGAATGGTGTAAAAAAATTATGCATCTATCTATTGGAAACCCCTCTTACGACCAGATAGATTTTTCTTTAGAGAATATTTTAGCCATAATGAGAGAGGTAGAGGAAGAATCAGAGCAAACTCTTGAACTTCTTATAGCGAAAGAAGATCCCCAACTGGATATAGATCTTTCTGATCAGGATCTTTCTGATAACCCATTCTAGACAAACTTTTAATGGCGGTCTTTTTTGATGAAAAATTATGCGTGTTGCCAATTTTTACCCATCCGAGGGGTGAGCGTTGGTAAAAATCAAATGCAAATTCTTTAAACATTGTGCGCTCTTCTTCATGGACTCTATATAAAAGAGCCACACTTTCATTATCTCTAATCCATACTTCCATTATTCATCCTTTCCTTTATGTATTATAGCAGCAGCACCATACAGTATGTCAAGCAAAGCGGCGCTATAAATAATAATAAACTGTCCTATCATCTTCTTATATACTACTCCTTTCTTATATAGTAAGTTTGCAATTAGTGTTACTAACCCAAAAATAAAGGCCCGCTTTATGCGGGCCTTCTTAATTTTATTTTTGTTATGTAACATATAGCGGGGGAAGGATTCGAACCTTCGATCTTCGACGCATGAAGCCGACGAGATAACCACTTCTCCACCCCGCGTTGTATGGAGATGACCGGCTCTGCCCCGGTGTCCCATATAGTTCCCTCAAATCAACTTATACAGCATATTATACTACATTGTACTTCGGTTTACTACTGTGCTTAGTAGTTGTAGACTAAGCGGCTACTCCAGCAAATTCCTCTACCCATGAGGCGGGGAAAGTGTCTGGAACGATGACTTCATTTAAGTTGCCATTTATGTTTATTTGCTTATCCAAGCAGGAGTTATGAGGTAACTAACCGCTGATTGATTTGGCTTCTCTATAGGTCGAAACTAATTCATCCCCAAGTAACCACTATTTAATTGTTCGTTTTTTCTTCTTTTTCTAGTTTAGCATATTTCATTGCTTGTCCAATAACTTGATGCATATCATAGTATTTATAGTTGCCAAGCCTACCTCCAAAAATAACTTTTGGTGCTTTTACCTTAGCCATTTTTCTATATTCATTATATAGATCGTTGTTTTTCTTATCGTTTATTGGGTAATAAGGTTCGCCAAACTTTGTAGGAAATTCTCTAGTAATGATTGTTTTGTCTGTTTTTAGTCCGGGGTAGAAATGCTTATGCTCAACAATTCTCGTATGAGGAATAAACTTTTCTGTATAATTTATTTGGGCACAACCTTGATAATATTCAGACTCATAAACTTCATTTACAAGATCTAATGAACGATATTCAAGTTTACCCAGTTCATAATCAAAAAACTCATCAATTGGTCCTGTGTAAACGACTTTATGAGCCAATTCTTTAAGATGATGAGCATATGGCATATTTGTTAGATATGGAATATCTTTAAGAATATTAGATATCATATCTGTATATCCGTTTACTGGGATACCCTGATAAGTATCATTAAAATAGTTATCATCAAAAGTCATACGAATAGGAAGACGTTTAATAATATCTGCTGGCAACTCTGACGGAGGTTTGCCCCACTGCTTCTCTGTATAGCCTTTAATAAGCGTTTTATAAACTTCTGGACCTACTTGTGATATTGCCCAAGTTTCTAAATTAGATTGTTTGTTTGGTAGTTCGTTCCATTGTTCAATCCAACCTTGCAATTGTTTAATACTAGAAGCATTAGCAATTTCATTAAATGTTTTTAAATTGAAAGGTAAAGTATAAAATTTTCTTTTATAGAATGCCTTAACCCTATGAGTATAATTATTAAACTCTGCATATTTATTTACAAAATCCCAAATATCTTGATTTGATGTATGAAAAATATGAGGACCATATTTATGAACATGAATGCCCTCATGCTTTTCTGTATATACGTTGCCGCCAATATGCTCTCGCTTATCAATTACTAAACAACTTTTTCCAGAATCGGTCATGATGCGAGCAAACGTTGCTCCAAATAATCCTGCTCCAACCACTAGATAGTCATACATCTAATTATTACTCCAATCTTCTGCCGTGCGAGCCTTAATCATCTTGATATCAGGAAAACCATGCCTAAAATCAATCTCGCCATATTCATCATTACTTACAGAATAATAGACCTTACGAATACCCGCATCGTAAAGGTGGGCCATACAAGACTTACAGGGCTTGCTATTAGTGCGATTCTTACTCTTGGCAGATAGAGTTACAAGAAAACAATCTGCTCCTTCAAGGAACTTAGGGTTAGCCCTCCAAAGGGCATGAATCTCTGCATGAATAGAAATATAACTCTGCAACTTAAGATCGGACATATGCGCCCATCCGGTACTAATCTCTCCATCTCTATGGATAAGGGCACCGACCTGAAAGCGCTTAAGTGTAGAGCGCTCTGCCATATTCTCAGTTACAGCAAGAAACTCTTCAATCTTATTAGCCATTAATTACTCCTTATCTGGAAGTTTTTCTACCCACCAGTCGCAAGCCGATGGAGCCGCATCCAGCCGTGCGCGTATCTCTGCGAGGCGGTCACTCATACTGTTTCCTTTAGCAGACGTTCAAGTTCATTCAACAACCATTCAATATCGCTTTGCATCTTATCTCGCAACTGCGCGTCTAGATCTGCACTCAACCCTGCTGGATAATAATTAGCCTGTGCTAATGTAGTGCGAATTTCTTTAATTCGATAACTCATTATCAACCTCCAAACTGCTGAATATAAGAATACATTGCGATACCGCTAGCCACTCCAACATTAAGAGAGCGGGTAGATCCAAACTGAGGAATATAAACAACGTCGTCAGCAAGATCCATAGCCTTGTCGGTAACTCCAATGCTTTCCTGCCCAAAAACCATAATAGTCTTTTCGTTCCAATCATACTCACGGATATCCTGTGCATTATTGTAGTTTTCAAATACTACCACACGATAGTCAGGATGAGCATCTACCGTATTCTGTAGAGATGCACCAAACTTAAGATGCTCATAGTGATGAGTACCGACAGCACCGCGACGGTCCCACCTTCGACGCCCAAGAATCCATACTTCTTTTCCAGTAAAAGCATTACAATTACGAATGGTAGTGGAAATATTAAAATCCTTGTCAAAGTTTTCGATTGCAACAACAAACGGAAACCTCACCTTATCTAAAGATGCCTTAATAGCATCCTCATTCCAATACTTATAGTAATCAATAACATTACGGCTGTCAGTGGCTGTATTCAAATTACAGTCCTTTCTCTATATTATTTTAATAATGGAGAGTTATCATATAACGGTCCATGCTCATCTTGAACTATAGCATAAGCATGAAAAATGTCTATGTTATAGATATCACATATAACTTCAATTGAAGATATCATATTATCAGGATATTTTTCTATTGCATATAATATTTGTTGATTAGTCATAGTGGCCCCACTAGGATTCGAACCTAGACCTGAAGGATTAAAAGTCCCCTACGCTGCCATTACGCCATAGAGCCATATATTAATCTTTAAGTCCCCAATATAAAAACCATAAGAATATTATAACAAGGACTACAAAGAAAAACCAGTCATACCACTGCCAATTCAATTAGTTTTCTTTCTGTTTCCATCTTTTATAGTTTATCACATAAATCGTTATGTATCCAACGGTGAGTAAGATAAATCCGTATTGTTTAGTCATTATACCATAAAAAGTCCAAAGGATTTCTAGGCAACCTAAATAAATCCAAGCCCAAAGTCGGTATTTCCCTACATTCCACATTCCAATTAAACTGAGTACTGCAAGCACCCAAGAAAGTATATAGATATTCATAATATTATCCTCTATTACTTATGCTTAGTAATAAAAGATAAATAAAATCCGGGACTAGGATTCGAACCTAGATTAGAAGGTCCAAAGCCTTCTGTCCTACCATTAGACGATCCCGGAGTAAAACTTATTCAGTAACTTGTACTTCTTCTTGTTTAGTGGGTCGCAACCCAGCCTTTTTAATATTTTTATGCTCTTCTAGCATTTCTTGATGCTTTCGTTGACGTTCAACTTTATTTATTAACGCCCACATTTGATCACGTTGTCTACGCCACCGATGCTTTGCTCTTGCCATTATTCCTCCTATTTTTAAATAGTGATAGCGCATAGGGGGTTCGAACCCCTGTTGCGGGAATGAAAGTCCCGAGTCCTAGACCACTAGACGAATGCGCCCTATAAGTTTGATTATATCAAAACCAAAATAGTTTTTATAGTTCTAAGTTTGGATCTTTTAAAGCATTTTGTAATCTTATCCATGCTTTTTCTTCTGCTTCTAGGTATGATTCAGCAGAAAAATAATTTTTATAAGTTTTACTTATATGAATGTAGTCAGATTTAGCCCTTTGGAACTCATCAAACGGATCATCCATTGGTCTATAATCTATATCATTAGTCATTGTTTCTTCTTCAACCATAGTCGCAATCCTTTGTTATTAGTTTCCGTAATAGAAAATAATTATGCACTATTTTTTTAGTAGGGGCGGTGGGAGTCGAACCCACAAACCTTACAGGTTAAGGATTTTAAGTCCTCTGCGTATGCCAATTCCGCCACGCCCCCTTATTTCTTTTTGTCATGTATGCTCATATTAGTTCTTTTCATCGGCCCACTGGGAATCGAACCCAGATTACGACTTTATAAGAGTCGCGTCCTAACCGTTGAACGATGGGCCAGTAGGGAAGGAGGGACTTGAACCCCCACGCCTTGCGGCAACGGATTTTGAGTCCGTCGTGTCTGCCAATTTCACCACTTCCCCTCATGGGCAAGGAGGGACTTGAACCCCCGACTTCCTGCGTGTAAAGCAGGCACTCTGACCAACTGAGTTACTCGCCCAAACCTCCGTGGCAGGATTCGAACCTGCGACCTACGGATTAGAAGTCCGTTACTCTGTCCACTGAGTTACACGGAGAGGATTATTAACCTGTTAATCCTATACCGCTTGGTCTATCCTTTTGCATCTGATCTGCCCACTGTTGGGCTTTCTTAACGCGAGGACGCTCTGCCGAAGGCATGCGATCCTGCTCTGACTTATTTGGATGAAGTACTTCGGGAGTCCCCTTGCGAGGATCTGTGTTCTTCTTACGCTCATTAACCATATCATACTCCAATCTGTTTTTTACATTATATCATACTGCAAGCGGCTAGTCGGAATCGAACCGACGAATATGGCTTGGAAGGCCAACGTTTTACCCCTAAACTATAGCCGCATACTCGGGAGGCAGGATTCGAACCTGCGACATATCGGTTAACAGCCGACTGTTCTACCACTGAACTACTCCCGAACGTTGCTATTTAATTATAGCAACTAACCTTATGCAGCAGCAACTTCTTCTAAATCTGGAATATCGCAAACCCCACCAACACACTCAAGAGAATTAAGTTCAGCAAAGTTAGATCCTTCAATGACAATACCTTGCTCTTCAATAATCTTTTTAGCCTCTGCTACAGGAATGTGTTCTAGTGGCTCTTCTCCGCGAGAACCTTGACGATAAATAGTTGTTCCCTTGCATGAATCAAGGTATTGTAACCATAAGTCGCTAAGATTGTCAAGTGGATACTCTTTTGGAAGATTAATTGTCTTTGATACTGCATTATCAATGTGCTTTTGCACAGTCTTCTGCATTTCAAAATGTGCTTCTACAGGAATGTCATAAGCACCAACGGCAATCTCACCAAACTCCTTATATTCATCTGTAATAACAAGTTCTTGTTTTTTCTGGTCACGACCTTTTTCATCGCTAACACGATAACGACGCCAGTATACGGGAGCAAACAAAGGCTCAATGCCGCTAGTTACACCAGATACCATAGAAGTAGTTCCGGTAGGAGCAATAGTCATAAGGGCACAGTTGCGAAGACCGTGAGCCTTGATCTTGTTACGAATACCACGCTTAAGCGTCTTAGCAAAACCACCTTGCAAATATTTGTCACGATCAAAACCGGGGAATGGTCCCTTCTCAGCAGCAAGAGTTGCAGAAGCATCATAGGCTACATTCTTGTAAAACTCAAATAGTTTATTAACGAATTCAAATCCTTCTTCTGAATCGTAACGAAGACCCAATTTTAAAAGCATAGTGTGAAGTCCCATAACGCCAGCGCCAAGGCGACGGTTCATGTGGCACTTCTCTTGAATCTCAGGAAGAGGAAAATGATTAACATCAAGTACATTATCTAAGAAACGAACAGCAAGACGAATTGAAGCATCAAACTGGTCCCAATCAAATTCTCCGTCCTTAACAAATCTTGGAAGGACCAAAGAGCCAAGATCACAACAATCATATGCGCCTAACCAAATTTCACCACAAGGATTAGTAGAAATAAGTTCTTCATAGTAGTATATGTTGTTCATCTTGTTTGCAAGGTGCCCATTAAGAACACCCGGCTCACCAGAATTCCACGCATTTGTTACAAGAGTCTCCCAAACTTCTTTAGCCTTAAGGATTTCACCAGTTGGGAGTCCATTGAATTCTAATACAATATCACCATCTTCTTGAACTAATCTTACAAATTCTTCTGTTGGCATATTAAGAACAACAGAAATGTTTGCATTTTCAAGTTCTTGACGATCTAGTTTAACGTGAAGAAACTCTTCAAGATCTGGGTGATTAATATTAAGGCACTGCATAAGAGCAGCACGACGCCCACCGCCTTGACGAAGTTCATTAGCGATACCGTCTTGCATCTTCATAGCAGACACAGCACCTGTTGATACTCCACCAGTTCCCTTAATTGCGAATCCGCGAGGACGGGGCTTTGAATAGTTTGCTCCAATGCCGCCACCTAAACCTGAAATAACAGTAGTGTCATAAAGCATCTTTCCCCAACCTTCTCGGGAATCGTCTACTGGAATAACAAAACAGTTAAGTAACTGTCCCTTTGGACGACCAGCCCCGTACCAAATACGACCACCGGGCATAAACCTATTTGTTACCAATTCCTCATAAAATTTTTCTGAGTACTTGTTAACTTTTCCATTAGTCTCTGCGTCAGCGATATGACGCGCAACTCTTTCGCAGGCTTCTTCCCAAGTCTCTTCTTCATTTCTAGCGTATCTCTCTTTAAAAATAATCTCTCCAAGTCCAGACGGACTAAACTTTTGCTGCTTCTCGTTCTCTTCCATTCTACGCTCCTTTAAATACAACAAAGTACACTTTACATTACAGTAACTAAAAATAATTTAGATCTTACTTTCCAGAAGATCCGAACCCGCCGACACCCCTACCGTCGTGTGAAGGTGGAAGTTCGTTAACTTCTTCAAGAGAAACGCGCTCATGTTGAACAATAACTAATTGCGCGATCTTGTCTCCCTTTTTAATCTTATAGATATTGTTAGACAAATTTAAAAGCATTACTTTTACTTCTCCACGGTATCCAGAATCAATAAGTCCGGGAGCGTTAGGGATGATAATGCCTTTCTTGCCCATAGAAGAGCGCGGAAGTACTAATCCGCAATATCCTAATGGAATAGCAATGCCTATCCCGGTACTAACTGAATTTACTTCACCCAAGTATAGAGTATAGTCTTCACAGGCAACCAAGTCAAGACCAGCATCTCCATTGTGAGCAACTTCTGGGACTACAGCGTTATTATTTGATAAAATAATAGGTAAATGAAACATTTAAGTAATGACCCCTTTTTCACTAAATAAGGTTGTTATTCTAAGCCTTAAGATATAGATATCTAAAGAGAATAATTATGCAATATAGATTTATTTGGAATATAGATCAAGATCAAATTCACTTTGTAAATAATTTTGATTTTGAAGAACCCCTAGAAGATAATTATATCACAGGAGACTATCTTCCTGCTGATAAATCTATTTCTTTATATAAAGAAGATGTTAAAGTTCCAATAAATTTAGATTATTTTGTTCGTCTATGGAAAGCGTCTGAACCAGATAAAGAGATTGTTAGAGAAAGAGTAGAGGTAGTGAGTTTAAATAAAGTTTCAAACGTTAGACTTGCCTCAAGTCAAGAAGAAAAGTTGGTCGCCCAGTTTTTAATTGCTGAACATGGTCAAGATAGTATGTTAAATCTAGATAAACTTTTTGAAGCAAATCCTACTCCCGATGATGTAAGAAGATACTTTATTCCTTTTATAAAGAAGTTTAATCAAAACACTTTTAAGCAATTCCCTGACAACCTTCCTAGAAACGCAAAGCAATGGAGAGCCTTATCAGAAGAAGAAGTTTTTGCTTATGTAGAATATTTTGCAAATAATATATCAAGAGGCGATCAACAACTTGCTAATTCTTTAACTCAAGCAATGATGGATAAATGGGAAATGGATGGAGTTCCATTTGATCCTGCGGAATATATCATAGATGAGGGAATGATAAACTGGAATGAAGTTCGATCTTTACTATTAAGAGAATTTGGCAATTCATTTAATTTGTTTTCTAAATGGGAAAAAGTTTCTGACTATGGAGGCTGGACAAACTGGGAAACGTTTTTGACAAATAACATTATGGAAAACGAATTTAATATATATAAATATTTTTTAGATTTAGCAAAAAAAGCCATTAGTAAATACCCAAGTGAAACTTTTTTTGAATTAAAAGAAGTTTGGCGTGAAAAAATTGAAGAAATGGTTATTGATGTACATAACAGAACCTGTGACGAAACAGAACGAATTGATGATATTCTGAAAGTAGACTTTGATGAAATTTTAGGTCATTGGTTTGAAAAAGTAAACGAAGAATTAGGTTACGATGAAGTTTATTCTTTACAAAGAAAAAATCAAATTCTAGATAAGTGGGAACCCGAAAGTTGGTGGAAAGGGTCTAAATGGAATAAAATCTCAGATCATAATGGCTGGACAAACTGGGAAACTTGGAACGTTAATCTTATGATGGAAAACGATTATGATGACTATTTGTATTTTACGGAGTTAGCAAAGAAAAATATTTCTGTTGATGACTTTGCTATGGCAGCAATCGAAAGAGTAATTGGTCCATATAATGAACAACTTAGAAACGATTTTGCTGAATATACCGATGAAGAAGAAATTTTAATGCAATTAGAAAATGATGATCAAAAATGGCGAAGCGATGCTGAAAGAAGATATCCAGACGATCCAGAGGCTCAAGAAGATTATATTAGAAAAATGCGAGAGATTGTTTATGGCCTAATGGGAATTCCTGAACCGACAGATATAGCAAATCATTGGCTAGATGAGTCCAAAGTGAACTGGCAAGAAATTTACGAACATTGGATTAACAATACAAAAGAATCAAGTTGGAAGGTATTGAAGTGGAAGAGAATTTAATCCATAAAAAGTCTAACATTCTAGATCCGATTCACGATACTTTAGATCAAGATGTATTTAACGGGATGACTCCCAAAAGTGCTTTTTTTGAATATCACTTAGATCACGTTAGAGAAGTTTTTAGACAAAACAACTTTAACCCATATGCTTTTGATTTCTATTTAACAGGTTCTCTTTGTACATATCAATATTCGGAAAAATCAGATGTAGACATTTCTATTGTTTGTAACGCCGACGAGTTTGATGAAGAAGATCGTGCAGATCTTATTGCTATTGTGATTGAATCTTTAGACGGCACCTTCTTTCCTAGAACTAAACACCAATATCAACATTTTGTTCAACCAATTGGTGTAGACATTGAAGACCTTTTTATTCTCGGTCTTAGAAGCGCGTGGGATTTTCAAAAAAACGAATGGGTTCTTAAACCAAAAAGACCAACTACAGATATTAAAAAAGAAAAGCCTGATTGGATTCTAATGGGGGTTCAGGTATCTGACAAAATTAATACTTTGATTGATAATCATAAATATGAAGATGCTAAGGCAATGTATAAAAAAGTGCATCAAAAAAGAAAAGAAGATCAGATTGACTATGGCGATTACAGCGAAGGTAATGTTATTTATAAATTTTTAGATAATAACGGAACATTTGATCGCCTAAAAAATGTTGGACAAAGAATTGCTTTTCAAAAAGAAGCATTTACAAAAGACGATTTTGTAAATTATTATTATGAATCTACTTTTTATAATAGATCTTTTCGTCAAAAAACACATCTAAACTCTAAAGGGTATCCTTGCGACTGCACCTTTGGCAAAAAAGACCTAAAAGCAGTTGCTCAATATTATAATAATATAAATAAAACCGATAGTGAAGATTTTAAATTCAGTTTTAATAAAAATAGCAACGAGGGTGAAGAATCCAAGATAAAGCAAATCGCTCAAAAAATCCTTGATAAGCAGATCAGTGAAGAATCAAAATGGAATAAAAGATACCCCGTTTGGAAAGAGCGTTTACAATCTATTGTTGATATGGGCGTTTTAACGGAAGAAAGCATTAAATTTTGGGGAGGAATTATTTCTTTGTACAAAAAAGCAGTACAAAGAAATGATGTGATGATCAATAATAATGCATATAGAATGTATCTTTTTAGTGGACCAACTGATCCTTTATATAGAGATAAAGATTATTTACAATCTTATAAAGAAGATTTTAGAAAACTTTGGACGGGAAACTTTGGTAAAAATACAAAAGTTGGAGATTTTATTAATAGTGAAAACTATGAGTTTCTTGGCGAATCATATGACTGGAGCGCCGAATCAGAGTTTATTGGGACAATAGATCGCTTACTTTACACAGATATTTCTTTAGATGAAGAAATAGATTTTAGTTGGCGCTGGTGGTTTAGTTTACAAAACTCAGACAATAATCAATTAAACAATAAATTGCAAAAAATTGAAAATCTTTTTAATCAAAAAATTAAAGAAATGAAAAAAGATAATCATCTAGATTTTGGGTTTTTGACTACCTTAAATAAAGTTTCTATGCTATTAACCGATAGATATGGAAACTATGTAGAAAATTTTGAAAATATATTAGATATGATTTTAGACGGATCAATATTTAAAATGCGTCCAGAAGAAGTTTTAGATTTCTATGTACAAAACAGGTCTAACTATCCGGCTAGAAATACTATATTTGAAGGTGCCGTAAATGCAATTCAATATATGAACAGTATAAGGCTTCAATATCTCTTAAATGAATATAAAGACTTAAGATTTCCTACAAATTTAGAAGGAATGGATAGTTTTAATGAACTAAGCCTTTCTCTTCGTCAGATAGAAACAGAAACAAAAGAAAGAGAAGAATATAAAGAATTATTAAGACAATTTAAAGAAGGAGAAGTCGCATACGAATCAGATAGTCCTGTTTTTACTTTTGAAGTTAAAAAAGGTAATCCCGAAAAAGCAAAACCGGGAGTTTGGGGAGTATACCGACTTGAAAGTACAGACGATTTAGAATTAGAAGGAAGGATATGTAACCACTGTATTGGAAGTTGGGAACAGCCTCATATTAGAAGAAGGGATGAAGATCTTAATACTGTTTATTCTGTGCGCGACCCGGATGGAGTTCCTTGGACAACTTTGGAATTAGATAAAGAAGGGGTGATTCTGGGACAAGCGTTTGGTCGTCAGGATCATGCCGTAAGACAAAATGAACAAAAGATTTTAAATGCTTTCTTCGGACAAGAAAGTTTTCAAAGACAAAGCAAAAATCCAAATAAATATATAGTCAGAACAAGAAATGGTAAAGAGTATGTTTATAACGCATCAAGCACAGAAGATGCAGTCGAACAACACAAAGAGGCAATAAAAAGCATACCACTTCCATTTGATTACCCCCGATGGGCTTATGAAGAAGAAATAAAAGGACTCAAAGCAGTTGCGGCATATGGTGCTGGTCACGATTGGTTTGATAAACCAGAAGGACAAAGAAGTGGTCTTTATTATGAGAGCGATTTGCCCGTTGCAGAAGAAGATATAGAAACAACTGAATATCATATGGAACCAGATGTTTTTTGGGGACTTTCAAATATACCCGAAATATCTAGTGGTGATGAATTAGAAACGCTCTGGCAATGGGTAGAAGGTGACTATGGCGAGAGCGCTTATTTGTTTGATATGATGAATTATTATTATCCAGATGAAGACACCCCGGTAGAGGAACTAGAAAGAGATGACTATGGATATGCTCTCGTTAGAATAGTAGAGCCATATACTTTTGACGGGTCATATTCAAATGTTTTTAATTTTATAAATTCTATTGTAGAAAAATACGAAAATTTGCTTTTTGATGAAGAAAATAATATTTCAGATGAAATATGGGATTTTTATGAATCAGTAAAAGGACTTGGAACATATATTATTTTAACCTCTATTTCTACAGGACAAATTGAAAAAATTATTAATACCTATGTAAATGCTTTTGATTTTTATGTACAAAAACAAACATCTATGTTTTACAAAGAAAACAAAAAAAACAAAATTGCAATTTTAAATGGAATTAGAATAGTTTTAAAAGATTTAATTTCAAGTGTTGATTATACAACTTCGGTAAATGATATATACCATTTGTTTGATGATTCAGAAATTTCTAAAAGTCTAGAAAGTGAATATGGAAGTTGGAACTATAATTACGACTTTGAAAATTCTTACGTTGAATTTCAAATAGAGCCAAAATCAATGCCTAAAGAAGAAATTAATCAATCAAGAACATATTTAATAAATTATGTTCAATATGCAATTAATTTGTCTGAAGAAATAAAAGAATTGACGAGAAATTTTTTTGAAAGAAATTTAAACTCTCCTATTCAAAGAACAATTTGGTTTAATCAAAATGAAAATACATTAACTGGACCTCCTTTAGAACTTGAAGAAAAACAAATTCAGCCGGGAGATAGTGATTCGGATAAAGAAAGAAAATTGATACAACAAGACCTTCTGCGAAAAGAAGTTGATGATTCTGGTCTGTATGAAACAAAACTTAGAGAACTAAGAGATATTGTATACTACATTGCTAAAGAAACAGGATTAAATGCAATTGTAAATCCAATAAATAAAATGTTCAATGACAGATTTCAACTTGGATCATATAATTCTAGATTTTTGGAAAGAAGCATGAATGAATTAATTAATTTATTAGAATATGCAAAAAATACTATTTATATGAATGAAAATCCAGACGCTGGAGCAGGAGGAATTGCTGGTGGGCAAATAAACTTTTATATGATGCCGCCAGAACCTAGCACAGAAGAATTCGAAAGATGGGAAAGGGCACAAGAAGGTTTATTAGCGACTACAGAACCTTATAAGGGAGAAGATAGTTGGGGTTCTGAAGGATTTGCCCCAGATACAAGTAGGCGAAGAGGAATTTAAATGGATAATCTAAGTGAATATATACTAAGATTAGTAAGAAATAATCCTGCGGCAAAAACAGTTGTTGAACTATTATCTCCATTTGGAGAAGTTTATGTAGTTGGTGGAGCGGTTAGAGATGTTCTTCTTCAAAAGAAACCAAAAGACATAGATTTGGTAGCAAGAGTAGACGAAGATACAATTAAGTCTGTATTAAGTAATTTCCCAAATGCAACATTAAATAAAACTGGAAAACAGTTTCCAGTATATAGGTTTAGATATCAAAACGAAGAAGTAGAAATTGCTTTACCAAGAATAGAAACTAAGGTTGGAGAAGAAAGTAAAGATTGGGAATTTAAAAGTGATCCGTCTATTCGAATTGAAAGAGATTTAGAAAGAAGAGATTTTACTGCAAACGCAATTGCCGTAAACGCTCAAACCGGAGAGATTGTAGATCCTTTAAATGGAATTGATGATATTGAAAAGGGATTGTTAAGAGTTATCAATGAAAACTCTTTTAGAGATGATCCTTCAAGAACGCTTAGAGCATTAACTGCAATAAGCAAGCACGGTTTACAACCAGATGAAAAAACTAAAGAACAAATGCGTAAATATGGCCCGTACTTGGCTAAAATCGCTCCAGAGATTATGGGCATGGAATTAGATAAAATACTCAGCGGAGAACATCCTCATCAAGCAATACAAATTGGTCAACAAACCGGAGTATTAGAACACTTCTTGCCAGAAGTTCATACAACATTTGGTTACGATCAAAAAAACAAACATCATAATTATGATCTAGGGACTCACCTGATGGAAGTTGTCAAAAATATGGCTCGCAGATCTGATGATACAGATATGAGACTCGCGGCTTTGTTTCACGATATTGGCAAACCAGATTCTGTTTGGTACGACGAAGAGGGAAATGGTCACTATTATAAAAATGATTCTGGTCAAGGACAAGACCATGAAACTGTTGGCGCACAAATGGCTGAAGATATTTTAAGAAGATTAAGATATCCTGCAAACAGAATAGCAAGAATTAAACAATTAATTCAAAATCATATGTTCCCCATTTTTAATTCATCAAAGGGAGCAAGAAAGTTTCTTAATCAAGCCGGTTCTTACGAAATTGCTCATAATTTACTTGATCTTAAAGAGTCAGATTATTTAGGTAAAGGCAATGATAGTGCTACAAGAGAAATGTCTGATTTAATGAGGCAATTAATTGATGCTGAATATGAAGCACAAAATGCTTTTACTCCCAAAGATTTAGCAATTAATGGCAACGAAGTTATGCAACTTTTAGGCATTGATAGTGGCCCTCAAGTGGGAGAAATACTGAAATCTTTGATGGATATTGTTGTTGACAATCCTGAAATGAATACAAAAGATAACTTGTCTTCATTTATTAATAACTTCTATAAAAGTTCATCAAATGTAGAGTCAGCAATTCTTGAAATATCAAAGCAAATTAGAAGAGAAGCCGCTTGGCGCGACGTTGAAATGAAAGCAAAACGTCTAAAAGATGGCGGTCAAGTAGTAATAAACACCAATGCTGAAAATGCAGTTGAAGGAGTAGTACAGGGTGATAATGGTATTTACGAATGCATAATATATAGAGAAGACCCTAGCAGTCAAAGAATTACGCATTGGAACTGTGAGTGTAAATGGGGTCAGTATGCATACGGAAGAACAAGAAAATATAAGAAATTTGAAGGTCGGCCATGTTCTCACGTTATGGCAATGTTTTGGGAGTCAAGATCCTTACCAGTAGGGTATTTTGGAGCAGAGTTTGATCCTAATCAAACTTACAGTTTTGAACCAGATGCTCCAAACTATCAAGTTGTTCAACAAGATGTTTCTCAAGCAGGTAATCCGTTAGAGTTAGAAAATCAAAATTCTGAGTTTCCTCCTATGCCGCAAGGACAATCTCCTGCTCCACCTAATTTTGAAGAGGGGGAAAGAAGATCGTCAATTAAAAATAAATGGAAAAGGATTTAAAAATGTCAAGCAGTTTTCCCGAAATGAATGGTCAACCTTCTTATGTTAACTATAGAGAATTTGAAGATTTTAGACAGGAAAGCAGAGATGCGTTTGATAGTTTGACAATAGCACTAGATGAAAAGTTTTCAGGGTTGGGGGAACAAATCGAAAGTATAAAAAATGAAATTCAAGCATTACAGATTGATCAACTTAAGTATCAACTAAATCAAACTGAAAAGAAAATGTTTGAAGAAAAAACAGAAACAACAGAAGATAGAAATTATAGAAGAACCTTGACAGTTGCAATTATTGCTGCTATGATAGGTCCATTAGTAGGTGCTGTCTTAGGACTAGTACTAGGCTATATGATTCCATAAAGGTGTAAAATGACAAAAGGTGAAAAAGTAGTAAAAAAAGCATTTCAATATTTAGGAGTCAGAGAAGTACCCTATGGCTCAAACCGTGGAAAAGATATTGACCGCTGGGAAGCCAGATGGGGCATGAAAGGCGAACCTTGGTGCGGAATGTTTTCAGACGCAATGTTTTCAGAAGCAGGAGTTGATGATGCAGGAATCAATCACCCTTCTACTGCTGTTATTTGCCAAAAAGGTAAAAAATATAAGTGGAATGGAAAAGGGAAGATCCCGCCCGGATCTTTGTGGGTAAATTGTGGTACTCACGTTGCTATTATCACTGCTCACAACAGCGACGGAACAGTATCAACAATAGAAGGTAATAAAAATAATATGGTAGCAACAGGTCGTAGACCGATTGCTGGAGCAACAATTATTGTACCTCCTGCTGTAGATGATTATGTTCCAAATCCAGTTCGTCGTAAATATTGGCTAGAAGATTTAGGAGCGCAACAAAAACTTCTTACAGTCAATGGTAAGATTGCACGCTGGAAGAAAAAAGAATATCGTGATAAGGTACTAAATCAAATTAAGAATAGCCCACTTTATCGTGGAACAACTCTCGCTCCAGTCAGTCGTGGAGAGGGAAGAAATAAAAGATACTTTATCCGAGTAGGTGACTTGCGTTATTACGGTCCTTGGAATAAGATAGAGTATAGAAATGCGGCGCAAAAATCTCTAGAGAAGCGCTTAGGTAGAAGATTGCGTCGTTTTAGTAAGAAAGTTAATTAACTTAGGAGATTAAATTGAACACACCAAACATTAGCGTTGGTTGGGGTCCAGTAACTATTACTGGTATTATTACCGCAGTAACTGCTGGTTTGCTTTCTGTAGCAACTTTTCTAACAACGCTTACTGGCGCTTTGCCAGCAGAAGTATCTGATAAGTACGGTTTTTGGTTAGCGACTATCGCAGGTATTGTTTCTGCTCTTTCTCAGGCTATTGTAGCAGCATCACGTTCATACTTTGCTAATTCAAAGGTGCAACTTGCTAGTGCTGAAGCCTATGCAAATCCTGCATCTTTGACCGCAGATGTTGGCAATGATGTGGAAGTATTTGTTGACGATCCTGTAGTTTCAGATACAGATCTTAGTCCACCGATTACTCCAGAACAGTAATAAATTAAAAGAAATGAGCCTCCATTGTGAGGCTCATTTTTATTGTATGACTTTGACTTAATATAAGAGATGAGTGCATTTAAAAGCGGGGAATACGTTAAAAATTTAGTTGAGATTGAGGGTACTGTAGTTGAGTATCGTCCACAGGATCATCCAACAGATCCTACAGTTAATCCCGGTAAAAGCGGGCCAACTCCAGATACTCAAATTAATCAAAAAGTTAGGATACGAGAAGGTCAAGTCGGAACAGTTATGTATTCTGACGATATAACTACTATTGTTACTTACGATTTACATACAACGGGACCACTTGAACCTCATCTTATTAAAGCAGAAAGTTTTACTTCTAATTTTAAAAGAGTTGTTAGAGGGACTAGACCCTCTAGAGGACCAAGTTATTTCCCAGATCGTAGACCTCCAAGAACAAATCCAACAGGAATGAATTAATATGTGGAAAAAATCTATGCCAAGGGGACTTGGGCCTTCAATTGAAGAAGGTGCAAATATAATTAGACAATTTGCGCTAACAAGAAACCATGCTAATGGCGAATTTGGTTTTTCAACTGAAGACTTATGGCAAAGTGAAAATTGGCGCAACTATTGGTATGGGTTTGAACAACCAAATTATCAACAAATTAATGCTAGAATTGCAAGAGCAAAACAAAACAACTACATAGCGTCAGTCGGTGGCCTTTTTTGGTGGAAAGAAAACAGTAAGTATACGATATTTGAATTTGCAAAAGTTATGAATACTTATTCAATTGATTTACCAAAATATGTTCATGACTTGTTTTATAACAGAATTTCACAAGAAATATTTAAAACTGATAAAAAACTTAATGATTCTCTTTATTATCTTCAACTTCTACAAGAACGTTTACAAAATCAAAATAGAAACTTAACTTTCGACGAATATTTAAATATTAATAATCAATATAATAAATTTTATATGCAAAATATTGAAGCAAAAAAAACTTTTATTGATAATAAATACTATAAAGTGCTAAAAGAAATTGAACAGGCACAAGAAAAAGAAGTAGAAAATTTTAAAAAAAGTTCAACTCCACAAGAATGGCTCAAAACAAACTTTTCTAAAAATACTAGTCTTTATCTTCAACAAATAGTTGAAATGTTCTTAAAAGTTCCAGAAGAAACCTTAGAAGAATACAATAAAACTTTTTCTGCACAAAATCAAACACCACAAAATATACAATCATTAGAAGAAAGTCCTGTTCTTGATATAGTAAGTCCTAAAAAACAACATGAACAATATTGGATGAATTATTTTAACACTACATCAAAAAGCAAATGGAGAATTATTTAAATGAGTAATTCAAAAGTACCAAAAAGCAGATTAGGCCCTCTAAATATAGAAGATGCAGATATCGGCACTGCTGGTTTAAGCGTTTCTAACCTATCTGCTGGTTCAGCAACTTCTGGTCAAGCGTTGATTTTTAACGGAACAGCATATGTGCCAACAGCATTACCAACATCAACTACTTTTGTTGATAACGAAGTTCCTTCAGGAACTAAAAATAACGTAAATGTGACCTTTACGCTTGCGGGAACTCCAACTCCCCCAGAAAGTCTAAGACTTTATGTAGGAGGACTTTTGATGACTTCAGGAACGGCTGGAGATTATACACTAGGAACGTCTACTATTACAATGGCAACCGCTCCGGGTGTAAACGATTCAATAATTGCTTATTATAGGAAATAAAATGTCAGATTCTTTTAAGTGGAAAGTTAATTGGGAAGTTAATAAATATAAAGCAGATTCTATTGAGATAGTTAAAAAACAATTAATAGAACCTTATGAAACTGTTAAAAGACAAGGAAATCTATTGCTACACGGTGGAGCATCTGCTATGTGGGAATTCATGCTAGGAAATGGAATTAGTGGTGGAGGTTCTGCTTTATCATACTTTGATGCAAATAATGCCTATATTGGAATTGGAACATCTATTCTTCCGGCAACTGCTAATCAAACAGATTTAGACACTGGGGCTTTAGGAACAACAGACACCTATAGAGCATATGGTACGATGGAAACAGGGTATCCACTTCATTCAGACGGAACGGGTTCTGCTAATTCAACGATATCTTTTAGAAGTTCTTTTGGAAGTGCCGCTGCCGTGTTTCCTTGGAATGAGTGGGGAATATTAAATGGAACAGTTGCAACAAGTCGTGTATTGAATAGAAAAGTTGATTACATCGGGACAAAGCAAGTTGGCGAAACTTGGGAAATTACTATCAATATTACATTGAGTTAAAAATATGAGTTACGATTCTTTAAGAACACCAATAACTAGAAAAGTATTAGATTTAAATGGTAACGCTATTGAGGGGGCCACTGCAAACATTACCACCGTCCCCGGCGCTAGCGTAGCGACTGTTTATGATGCTGAAACTGGTTCGGGCACAGTCACTCAACCACTTATTTCTAATGCTGACGGATCGTTTGATGGTTGGCTCACAATTGGTGTATATGATATAGAAATATCTTCTTCTTTTGGAACTGCAACTTCTCGTTATTATGTAGATCATCCACAACAATCATTACTTCAAGGAACTGCTCTTGATGATAATAATTTCCAGATAAAAGACGATGATGATAGTAATCCTCGTTTAACAATTGATGCTGGTGGTACGGTTGAGTGGGGTTCAGGTTCTGCGACAGAAGATACAAAATTATATCGTTCAGGTTCTGCTGAATTAACAACAGATGGAACATTTGTTGTTGGCACGAATCTTAATGTAGGAGGGGATGATTTAGCCCTCTTAGTCAAACTTAACAAAGAGGTATTCGGATAATGGCATCTATTAGCAAACTTTTACTATCTGGATCTACTAATGGTAGGTTTATTCAAATAACAGGAACATCAACTGCTGGGGCTAATACAATCCATACTGCCGTATCCGGCACCGATGACATTGATGAACTTCACATTTTTGCAACCAATTATCACACTAGCGATGCAACTCTAACAATTGAGTACGGTGGAACTGGTGCAAATAATGAAGTTTCATTCACACTTCCTCCAGATGTGGGTCTTATTGAAATTATCCCGTCTTTTGTTTTACAAAATGGACTTGTTGTGAAAGCATATGCCGACGTTGGATCAGTTGTTAATGTCGGTGGATTCGTGAATAGGATTACAGCATAATGGGCGCTCCAATTGTAGTAAATACCGTTAAGGTTCAAGGTACAGTAACTGCTGATCCGTCAACAACGGTTCCTGTGCTTGGTACGGTTTATCAAAACGCAACATGGAATGTAAATGCTATTCAATCTGGAGTGTGGAATGTAGGTGGAACCGTCAATCAAGGTGGCGCTTGGACTGTAACTGCTGATGTTGGTTCTGGAACTTGGCCCGTCACTGCAATCCAATCAGGTAACTGGTTTGTTGGCGGAACTGTTGAGGCAACCAATGCTGATACTGGCGCACTTTATGTGCAAGGAACAACAACTGCAACGATACCAAACACAGCCCCTGCTTATGTTGCAGGAACAACAACTGCAACTAATGCTGATACTGGCGCTTTGTATATACAAGGTACTACAACAGTTACAAATCCATCAACTGACGCACTTTATGTACAGGGGACTACTACTGCAACAATACCAAACACTGCTCCCGGATATATTGCTGGTACAGTAACTATTCCAGCCTCTGCTCCCGCTTATGTCGCTGGAACAACTACCGTTACTAACGCAGACACAGGCGCTATATACACTCAGGGTACAGTTTCTGTTGCGGGAACTGCAAATGTTATTGAACGTGGTTCGACAATTGATCAAGGATCTGCTAGTATTACTACTAGTATGGGAACAGTATTAACAGCAGATGCAAACAGAAGAACAATTTTACTCCAAAATCTTGGGAGTGACTATGTATGGATTGGCGGATCAACTGCAATTGTTGTCAATACAGGCGCCAGACTTGCCCCCAGTCAATCATTAGTAATTGATAAGGCTCCAACCTCTGCAATATATGCTATAGCGTCTAGCGGAAGTCAAGTTATTAGTTATTTTACGGAGGCTGACTGATGGCGAACCTGTCAGCGTTCGGCGGGGCGCAGCCCATCACTCCGGGTGGACTGGTGGAGTTGGGGTACTCGGAGAACGATAACGCCGTCACCCTCACTGCTACATCGTCTGCGTCACCCGACTGGCTTACGCCGGAAATGACGTTGGTTTGCGACGGCTCACCAGTTCTTGTCGAATACTACGCGCCAATCGCTAGGGCAACGCAGGACGCTGCGGGAACCGGCGACCAACTCAACTTCTCTCTTGTCTATGACGGTTCTGTGCAAGAGGACAGTTGGGGAAGGGTCGCCAACCGCACGAACGCTATTGGGCATCTTGTCCCTGTGGCGCTGCAATACCGCATGACCCCGGCTGTTGGTTCGCACACTTTTAGGGTTGGCGGCTACGTCAGCAACGCATCAAGGAACGGATACGTTGGAGCAGGTTCGCCATACCCTCCGCAGTTTCTCCGCGTCAGCAAGATCGTCCAGCAGAACGACGGCCTTAAGCCCTTCTGGACCCCGCCTATTGTGACGCAGTTGCCGTCGAATCCAGAAAACGGCGACGTTGTTCACTACAGGCACTCTGCTGCGGGGAACATTGGCGCGGTGCTTCCAATGCAGTACGACGGCACCAAGTGGCTACCGCTTGGACAGGCGACTCTTTGCCGATGGTCATCCGGCTCTAACAGAATGACCTTGACCACATCCAGCATCGTCCAGCAGACAGGTGGTGACTACAACAGTCTGACCTTTACTCCGCCGTGGGACGGATGGTACGAGATTTCTCAAAGGTCGGGGATGATTGAACTGAACACCGGCATTGGCATCTACATTCACTTTGGAGCAACTGACGGTTCTCAGTACATCCAGTTGAACTACTGCCAAGACTTCAACGGCTACTACTACCACACGCGGTTTAGCACTCCGAACCCAATGACCGCGTACCTGTACGCAAGCAAGTCGTATCGCTTCTACGTTCAGTTGAGTTATCCGAATACTGCGTACCTCAACACCTTTGGAAACGCATACGTCAAGGCGGTGTCCGCATGACCTCACTCACAGACACACAGGTAGTGACGGCGAGCGGCGGGCTGGTGGAGTTGGCCCATCTTGACCTGACAAGCGCGGTTGTCGTTACGTCAACAACTGGTCAGAACGTGGGCGGTTCCGTAACGGCGGTGTGCGATGGCTCGCCAATCATTGTAGAAATGTTCTGCCCTTATTCCGTTATCGGTAACTACTACTTGGTGTCGTCCCTTTACGTTGACGGCTCATTTCAGCAGCGTGTCGGTGTGCAGGTCAACGACACAACGCCGTTCTACGCGAAGGTTCGCCTCACACCACCAGCCGGTTCGCACACTTTCCAGTGGAGCGCACTTGTCAACGCTAGTTCTGGAACATTCCAGTTTGACACCGCCCCCACGACAAACGGCGGTCCCGGTTTTATCCGCGTCAGCAAGATCGTCCAAGCAACCCAGTGGCCCGCCGTCACCACAAGCACCATCATCTGCACTTCCTCCACGCGGCCCGCGAGTCCGTTTGAGGGGCAGAAGATTTACCAGACTGACAACGACCGCGAGTTGACTTACGACTCAAGCGCGTGGGTGCAGACCAACTCTCTTGGCGGCTGGTCAACGTGGACGCCGCAGTTGTACCAAAACGGCAACCTGACCAGCACCACCCCTCACGCCCGCTACACCCGCATCGGTGACACTGCAATCGTGCAGGCGAAGGTCAGCGCGACTCAGGCAGGAGTTGCTGGGCAGCAGATAGAGATTCGCAACCTCCCCTACTCGGCAGAAGCCGCTGGCGACTACACCGTGATTGGCAACGCCGTTTACTGGGACGGAACGCTCCGCTGGCAACTCAATGTAGAAACGCTGCCAACTGCAACCTCAATCGCTTTCGGCTATGACTCTGCACCGTTTGCTGCCTATGGCGGCGGTCGGTTTGGTGCAAGCCCAAGTAAGGCCGTCGCGTCTGGCGACTTTATCTCGTTTACCACGACATACGAGATTGCCTAGCGCATAAGCATCCTGTTCCTATTCGCCGGTTTTTGTTCTTGTATTTTTATCCCTTTATTACAAACTTTTCCTTATTCTAATATAAGAAAGGTTTAAACTCTTTTTATGCGCGTAAAAAGAAAGGAATTATTTAAAATGAATGAATCAGCAAAAATGGGTGAGGCTAGCGTAATTGGCGCTAATTATGAGACTCACCAACCTGTTCAATGGAAAGCCCGTTGGAAGGTCGAAAAGTATCATGGCAACGATTTATCTGAGCCTTATGAAGTTGTTGAAAAAGAGGGCAATCTTCTTATGAATGGTGGGGCTTCTTGCATTTGGCAAACTCTTATTGGAAATGGCGATGCATCAAGTGGTCAAAATCTAACTTACTTTGACAATACTAATGCTCACATTGGAGTAGGAAATGGTACAATTGCCGCTGCTGCTACTCAAAATGATTTACAAGCGTCAGCCGGAACTGCTAATCAAATTCGTGTAGGAATGGATGCAACATATCCACAACACTCAGACGGAACTGGTGCAGGAGCCGGTACGATTACTTTCCGTTCTACGTTTGGAACCGCAGATGCAAACTTCACTTGGTATGAGTGGGGTGTATTTAATGGCTCATCTGGTGGAAGAATGCTCAATCGCAAGCAAGAAGATCTTGGTTCAAAAACTTCTGCTTCAACATGGACATTTTCTGTATCACTTTCATTGGCTTAAGTCAAACTAAATAAATTTAATATCAGTTACCCGCTACGGCGGGTTTCTGTGTTTTCCGACAATTTAATTAATAGGAATTCCAAGGAGAAAAAATGGCATATAGTAGAACTACATGGGAAGATTCACCAAGCACAAATACTCCCATTTCATCGGCCAATCTTAATAATATAGAAGAAGGCATTCTTGATGTTGAAAGCGAATTAAATTATGTAGCAGGGACAGTTACAACAGTATCTAATTCAGTTACTGCTATTGCTGGAAGCGTAACTAACGCTCAAGGGTCTGTAACTGCAACTCAAGGGTCTGTAACTGCAACTCAAGGGTCTGTAATTACTCATAACGCTGCTACAACATCCGTTCATGGGATTACAGACACAAGCAACTTAGTCTACACTGATAATGCCACGCTTGGCTCAGTTTCTTCAATTGCAGGTTCAGTTTCAAACTTATCTACTGATGAAAGATTTAATCCAACAGGAGCAGTTTTGTCTTTTGCGGGTACAGTTGCCCCATCTGGTTATTTATTATGTGATGGAACAAGTTATGGAACGGCAGATTATCCCGGGCTTTTTGGTGTAATTGGATATACTTATAGTGGTACTGCTAGTGGTACTGCCTTTAATGTCCCAGATCTTTCAACTAGGATGCCAATTGGCACAGGAAATGGAAGAACAGAAGGTGATTCAGGTGGAACAGAAAATGTTACCTTATCAACTAGTCAACTTCCCTCCCACAGCCACCCAATTACCGATCCCGGTCATGGTCATACAATGACTATAAATTATACAACTAGTAACAGTCCCGGTGGCGCGACTTCTCTCCAAGGTGCTGGTCAATCACCAAATAGTAGTTTTCCCGGTCAAGTAGTTGATAGTAATACAACTGGTATATCTGTTGGAAATACTGGTGGGAACTCACCGCATACAAATATGCAGCCCTATCTTGTAATGAATTACATTATTAAAACTTAATTAAATAAACATGACTACTAATTTTACATTTATTGATGATGTAATTACTATTCCATATAAAACAGTTACATCTTCAGATTCTGCTGTATTAATAGATAATGTTTCATCAATCTTTTTAGATTCTGTTGTTGATTCTTTATCTTTAACAGATATTTTACTTACACTTTCTGTTTCAGTTGCAAACATAGATAGTGTAACTTTTAATGAATTCATTGATATAAGACTATCTTCTAGCGATAGTTTATCGTTGTCAGATTCAAACGGTGGCTTGTTTCTTACAAATCAAGATAGCATAGCCCTTTCTGAATCTATTGCAGCATCATTGAGTTCTAGTGATAGTTCTCTATTAGTAGAAATAACTCAAATATTATTAGACAATATACAAGATTTTTCTACATTATCTGAGTTTGTCAACACAATAGATCTAAATGCTCTTGACTCAGGAATTGAATCTGAAAACGTTCAAGTCTTTACAGATCTAGTAGCCTCTGATTCAGATGGTTTTCTACTAGAATCAAGCAATTTTGTTGCAGCAGAAGCGCCCGGAACTGATAATATTTCTACAACGGATATTCCTTTAATATCTGCTGAATTGTCATCTGATGACCTTTCAAATCTTTTTGAAGATACTTCTAACATCGGGTTTAGATCGCAAGATCAGTCAAATCTTGCAGAGTTTGTTGAAATAGCCCCTGAAATCAGCGACGATGCACAACTTTCAGAATCTACTTTGTCAAATGTAAATGCTGAAAGTTCAGATTCTTCATCTTTAATAGAAACACCTAATATATCTAATGATATTGGAAGTTCAGATACCTCGTCAGCATCAGATCAATTTGATTCATTAGAAGCCGATGCTATTGGGTTGGAGCAAATTCAACTATCTGAAAATGTATCAATTGAAGTTTATGTAATTGAAAATATTACACTATTTGAAGCAGTTTCTAATTCTTTATCATCTTTAGATGAATCAAATCTTACAGACACTCCAATAATTGGAGCGATTGCTTCTGATATCAGCACATTGCAAGATTTTGTCGGAGTCGAAGTATCCGCATCAACAGATGATGTTGGACAATTGACAGAAATTAATAATGGATTGTTATTAAACGTTAAAGAAACAGCAACATTAATAGAAATCCCATATTATGATGCAAATTATTCAAGATTAGACTATTTTTTCTTAATATCTGAAATTGCTCGGGCAACAATTCTTAAAGAAGATTTTGATATTTTTGTAGTCACTGATTTTAATATAAGTATAAGCCCAAACACTATCCAATTGATTACATTTAAAGAAAAAACTGCAATTGGAACAGCCGCTCCTATTGTATTAAATGTTAATGACACTCCAACTGTTCATGGCAGCGTAACGGGTGATATAATTGATATATCTGTTGGTGGTACGGAACCTGTATTGTTGTAGTTTCCTGATAATAAAGGGTAGATCTTCATAACAAGGAGTTAAAGTGTCTGATTTCGCGTTTAAAATGTCCAAGAAAGATAGAAAATTAGCAATGGGTGAAAAAGTAAGTCCAGCCGATGAAAATTATGATCCAGAGGGAGAGGAATGGCCCGACCCCCTAAGTGAGCCAGATAGTTTTGTTCAGCAACTTTTACAGAATGTAAACTCTCTTCGTAGAAAAGAAGAGTTTAAGACTGAAGATGTTGATGAATTTGAGGGCTATCTTATGGATTTCTTAACTACTTGTTCAGACCCAGAATTGGGAGAAGAAGATCTACCCGGAACTGGTTTTATTATTGAAGTGATGAATACGCAAGATAAAAATTATAACGGAATTAGTTCTGTTTCTAATTATCAAAAAGAGTCTGCTCTACCCCTAGCGGCTGCTGCCGCCGTATTTGGCCCACAATTGGTTAAATCTGGTTTGCCCAAAATTATGCCATATGTAAAAAAGGGTCTTTCAGCAGTAGGTCTTAGTAATGCTCTTCGTAACGTTCCAATTGTTGGTAATTTGTTTGGTGGTGGTGGACAAGAGGAAGCCGTTCAACCAATTCAAATGATGAATACAACAGCCCCGGGTATGGCTCCACAAGCATCAGTAAGCCGTTCTGATATGCCATTTGATCACATCTCAGATAATTTAATGTTTGAAGCCGCTTCAGGAATTAAGAAGAAGGATTCAGATATTGAATCATTAAGAGCGCAAGTTAATTCTGCGTTAACTCAATGGGCAAAATCTGGTGAAGTTACAGAGAACCGCGCTGTCTGGTGGGCACTTTATAGTTATGCTCACGAAGCGGAAACAATTGCTGAACTTTCTTCTATTTTAACTGCTGTTCCAGAACAATATCACAATTCTGTTTTGAATACTCCTGTTGGGTTAGAGGAAGAGGCTCCCCCAGAAGGAAATACTGGATTGCCAGAACCATCATCTCCCACAGATGCTATGTCTCCAACAAATACAAATATGAGTCCTATTCCGATTGATGGAGTAGGAACGCCACCTAAGATGCCTCAAAACCAACAAACTCTTATTCCCGGAGCAGTAGCGGCATCTCACGATTCTCTTAGAGTAAAGCCAGTTTTTGCTTCTCTTGATGAATCAAAATTTGATGGTTATGTAGAAGAAGACCGTCCAGTTCTCGCAAGAGTAGCGGCTTTTATGGAAGCGGGAACTCACGAAAGCGATATTATTAATACTCTTTATCCATCATATGGGCACGAATATACTATTTGGGCGCTTGAACAGGTAAAGAGAGTAGCCAGCAATGATCCGCTAGTAGATCCTTCAATTGTTAATATGGGAATTGAATGGAAAGAAGCAGGGAATGACCCGCATGATTTACCAGAAGGTATGCATCAGATGGATATCATGGAAGTGCTTGAAGATGTTGAAAAAGAGAAAAAAGAAAAAGCAAAGAAAGAAAGAACTAATAACAAATTCCCCTCAAAAGGAGAAAATGTAGGAGCAAATTCTGAAGAAAAGATTAATCAGCAAGAAACTTCTGGAATGATTACTCCGCAACAAGAAAAAGTTGCTGCTGCTGATTATCTTCTTATGAATCAAGAATTGCAACATGATGAAGATGCATTGCAATTAATGCCTCAAGCGTATTTAGAAAAAAAATTGTTCTATCCTTACCATTTTCTTGCACAAGAAGTCGTAAATACTGGAGATTCAAGAAAGGCTATGGCCGATCTAGAAAATATTGAAGCATTTATTGAAGATTATGCTGAAAACTATCTTGAAACTGCAATAAATAATGTTTATTCAGATGAAGTAGTTGAAGAATCTATCGAACAAAGTGGAAGAGATATAGACCCTATGGAAGCAAAAGAGTTAGTTGAAGAAGTTTTTGTGTTAGCCATTAGAAGTCTTCAGGCACAAAATGAAAGAATAAAACAAGGACTTCAAATGCTTGCTGAAGTTATGCCTCCAGAGATAATGGGTAATACAGACGCTATGATGCAACAGTTAGACTCATTAGGCATGGGTGTAGAAGAGTTTAATGCTGGAATAAAAGCAATAATTGATGAAATTCAAGGAGTTTCTGGAATGTTTAAAGACAACATTGGTCCAGAAATTGGTTTTCTTCCTGAAGATATCGAAAAGTCAGAAAGACTGCAAGAAGAGCAAGGTGTTTTTGCAGATCCCAGAACAATTATTAAAGACCCAGAAGATTTTCAAATGGATGAAAGAGACAGAAGAGCGTTAGGGCAGTTTGGAATAGATTTACCAAGAGAATCTAAAAAAAAAGAATCTGATTTCACATCATTACCCAACAATACGTTAGCACAAACTCCATCTCCTTACGATCAATCGTATAATCAGACAATGGGGATTGCTCAACAAACATCTCAAATGGGCGATGCTGTTATGACACAGCAAGCCTATCAAGCAGGTTCTGATGCGACTCCAGATCCCGGCGTTCTTGGGCAACTTCAACAGCAACAAGAAGAAGAGGCGCAATTGCAAGAAATGTATCCAAACGTGCCAACTGATATGACAAGACAGTGGTTGCAAAGACAACAACAGCAACAACAGTCATCGGGGCACCCAATGCAAACTGCTGAACAACAGTCTTCTGCCGGTCAAACAGCCACTAACGCTGGTCAAGGGCTTTCTTCAGCAACAACTTCAAAAGTTGCTGCATGGAAAGACGTAAGAGGAAATGTTTTAGTTAAAGATAAATTGTATAAGATGACTTCATCTGATTATGAAATTCCTGACTATGTTAGAATAGTAAACAATGGAACTCGTTTGGATCTATATATCCCAAGAGGCGACTTAGATGTAAGTCTTAGTGAATCAGAAATAAGGCAATCAAATTATAGTTTTGAGCCAATTGAAAAAGATTCTCAAAAAACTTCTTTCCTATCTGAGTCCACCTTAAGTACAAACGAGCAAAGGGCGCTTATTGAAGAACAAGGTATTGCTCGCAATATGGATCGCTTAAATTTAGAAGGTACGCATTATCCAACATTGATGCAAACAAGCAAAAATGATAAAATAGATCTAGAAGAAATTCCTCTAAAAGATTTTTTTATAGAAGATTTTGATTTATTTATCTAAGGATTTTTATGTCTGAAGAAGACCATAATGAAGATTGTGGTATTAAAAAATTTTCTCCATCAAAAGGAGATGTTTTATTAGAACTCAAAGGTCAAAAAACACAAGAGTTTGGTAAAACATTTGTGTGGAGAATGATTGCAACCGACTCTAATTTAAAAAAAATTTGGCCTAACGATGAAACAGAAAAGTGTTCTCATGACGATGTTCTTTGGGCTATAGATTCTAAAAATAGATTTATTTCTTTATGCGAAGAGTGTGGAGAATTTGCATTCGGACATAAAACGGAGGAAAAATAAAATGAACGATCAAAACAGTATTGTTTGCTCCAAGTGTAATGAATTAAATCCAATGTACTGTGGCAATACAGACTGTCCATTTGAAGACCTTTTTTGGAAAGAAGATGAGTGAAATAATAGAACAAAAAACTTTATTTGAAATTTCAAAAAAAACTCTCACTACGTTAGAAAACTTGTTGAACTCTAAACAAATAGACCTTCCAGTTAAATTTAATGTGCTTTTAGATATTGCTGTTGGGGCTTTGTTTGAATCTGAAATTATAGAACAAGTAAATTTACTTGATGTTGTTGTAGAAGATAAAGATATGATGTATGATATAGTTGAATTTGAACAAGGTGGAAAATATAATTTACATGATATTGTTAGTCAAATTATAACTTTCAGATTAATTACGCTTATGCAAGAATATTTAAAACATATTAATGTAAAATACGAATCTTATAAAGAGACTGTACTTGAATCAAAAACCGAAAATAATTGAAGATTATCCAAATGAAGTAAAAGTCGTTTCTCCAAGAGGAAACGTATATACAGTTGTAGGTATAGGCTACCCCTTGTGCGATCCTTTTTGTGATTGCCGGGGGTTTCGCTTTAATGGAACTTGTTCTCATGTTAAAAAAATTTTGGAGGAAGATTATGAGTGAACAAAATGATATTTACGAAAAAATCAAAGAACTTCAAGATAAAAAATCTGAAATTGATAAAGAAATAAAAACATTTAAAAAAGAACTTGAAGAATTGGTAGATTCAGCAAGAGATGCTGAAATTAAAGTTGTTTTTATTCCAGAGTTTGTAGAAAATACAAATTCATATCTTGAAGGAAGATTTCCTTCATATGAAATTGTAAAAATTAATGAAGACAATAGAACTGCTACAATAAAAGAGAAAGATGAGTTTGTTCCTAAAAAGATGGAATTTTCAGATGGAGGGCAGGCTTATCGAAGAATATCAAAAGGAAAGGTTAGGGTAGACCTTTGGGAATTACAAAAAGGCTATCCAGAAATCTTTTCAGATATTGTAATGATGGTTCCTGAAATAAACGAAGAAAAAATCAATCAAAGATTGGAAGAAAATCCAGAATTTCTTAATGTGTTAGAAGAAACTATTAAAATGGATAAGCCTTCTGTTTCTTTTGTTGTTTCTAAATCAAGGAAAAAAGAAGACTAATGAAGATTTTAATGTTAGGTGCGCCCGGAAGCGGGAAAAGTAAGATGGCTAAAAAAATAAGTCAAGAAAGAAATTTAAAAATCTTAGATCGGCTTCCTCAAAAATTTGTAAAAAAGACTGATCTTGCATTAGGTCAATTTAGTGATTATAGAACAGATTTTATATTCGCTGGAGATGTTCTTCTTAAGGAATATAAATATGAAAAAGAAGATTATATAATAACAGCCGGGCCACTATATACATATTGTCATTTTGCATATAAAGCAACTCTTATAGAAGATACAGAGAAAAAATTTGATATTTTATGGCATATGATGGCGATGGGTAGAATAGCACTAGACTCTTTGTGGTATGATAAGATATATTATCTGCCTTATAAAAAAGAAGAGGATACTTTTTCTTTCTATATGGACAGATGTATTAAGAATGCAATTAAAGAGTTTTATCTTAAGGAGAAGATAATAACAATTGACTAATATAGTATGGAGAAATATTTCAAACAGTGAATATGAGAATCTTTGGGAAAGATTCCCCACTTTAAGAGCGACAGCAAATGTTTGCCCAACTTGTAATGATAATGAAAAGTATGTTTTCGAAGGTGAAGAACATATATGTGATTGTGATGTTCAGAGGGGCCTAAGAAGACATTATCTTTATGCAAATATCGGGATCAGATATCATTCTCTTTCTTTTGATGATCTATATGAAGAAAAAGATGATCTTAGACTCTTCTTGGAAGAGTACATAGAAAACTTTGATTCTAATGCAAGATATGGCCGTGGTGTAACTTTTTATGGACCACTAGGAACAGGCAAAACGTTTGCTCAAATACTTATACTCAAGTCTCTTATCAAAGAAGGTTATAAGGCTTGGTTTGATTCCTTTACAAACGTTGTTACCCAATACTCTGAAGTGGATAGTAAGAAGTATTTAATGAACAACGTTCGTTCTGCTGAAATTTTTGCACTTGATGAGGTTATTGAACCTATGTCTTCTCGTCAGCACGAATATTTTTCTGAAGTATACGAAAGTGTGATAAGATACAGAGTAGAAAACTCTTTGCCAACGCTTATTGGCACGAACTTGGATACAGAACAGCATGAAAAATGGTATCCTAGAGTATGGAGTCTACTGAATATGGTTCAGATTCCGATACAAGTTTCTGGTTCAGATGTTAGAGCATCACAAGCAAAAGATATAGTTGATATGTTAATTACAAACAAAGAGGTAAGGCCCATTCGATGAGTGATAGAATTGATCTTGATAACGAACTTGTTCAACAAATTCTAGTTCCAGAAAACCTTATTGAACTTAAGAATGCTGGTGTTGGTCCTCATATGGTTAGAGATACCAACCTGAAACCATTTGTACAATTCATCTTTAACTATCTAACAGAGTATGGAACTCCACCTAATGAAAAGGTTATTGATTACGAGTTTGAGAATATCCAAAAGACAGGCCCAAGCGTAGAGCCTGCTTTTCTTGCGGATAAACTTAAGGAGAGGTTTATCCGTTCTCGTCATAAGTCTATTCTTAATGACTTGGCAGACGCTAGAGAGCCAGAGCATTTTGTTGAAACTCTAATCTCTAATGCTCACAATATGTGGTCACAAGTAAGCAGTAAGAAGCATATTCTTTCTTCTGAAGACTATAAAGAGGTTATTGAAGAGTTTAAGCAGTCTGCTGAAAATAGCGAGCAAGGCGCTACATATGGATTCCCGGATGTTGATGAGCATACAGGTGGCGCAGGCCCGGGCCATCTAACATTCTTTGTGGCTCGTCCTAAAAGATTTAAGTCTTGGTTTTTACTAAATGCTTTTGTTGAACAGAGAAGACAAGGGCTTGTGCCGATCTTATTTACTCTAGAACTCACTGAAAAAGATATGTATAAGCGTTTGATGTGCATGGTAAGTGGAGTAAGTTATAGCAGGATGGTAAAGAATTCATTGATGCCTTCAGAATGGAAAAAGATTGAAACAGCAATGGAAGAGTTCAATGCTCTTGGTCCCGCTTATATTGTTCACCCCGGATTTGAAGAGCGTAAGGTTTCGAATTTTGTTCTTGAATCAACTAAGGTAGATGCCGATGTTGTTCTAGTTGATCAACTTTCTTTTGTCCATCCAGAAAATAACTCTGGCAGAACAGACGAGAATACCAAGTCAATTGTTCATGCAATGAAGGTTGCTGCTACAAAACAAGAAATTCCATATATTTGTGTTTGTCAGTTTAATCGTGAAGCCGCTCAAGTAGAAGATCTTGCTGGCGCAGATAAGATCGGTTTGTCTCGTTCAATTGAAGAAACAGCAGATCTTCTTATTGCTCTTCATAGAAATGAGGACGAAGCAGATTTGAATATGGTAAGAATGAGAATCCTTGAAGGAAGATACTGTAAAAGTAACGCTATGTGGGGTATAAAGATAAACTTGCAAAACAAAACAGAATTTACATTCAATGGCCCGGTTGTTTCAAGAGCATCGGAATAAAATCCCGGTAGAAAATATTGTTAAAGATATCCTTCCTGACGAAGAGTTTTATGAAGACTCTCGCGGCGAACTATGGTGCCGTTGTCCTTTTCATGATGATAGTAATCCAAGTTTTAGTATAAACATTAATCCAACTTCTAATAAGTATGGTTTGTACCACTGTTTTGCATGTGGCGGTGGAAACATTGTTAATATGGTTTATCAAATCAAAGGATTCGATTCTTATGATGAATCGGAAAAATGGATTGAATCTAATTATTTTAATATACTTGATGATGATTGGGATAAAGAAGAACTTCTTGCTAGAGTTTTAGAAGAAGAGCCTCCAAGAAAAACTATTGGGAAAAGAGAACTTCCTTTTTATAAAATATCACACGAAAATAAAAAGCATCCGTGGATGTATACCCAAGGTTTAACAGACGAGGCAATAGAGCATTTTATGATTACCTATGATGAAAAGCAAGACGGTGTTATTTTCCCTCATATGGTTAATAATCAAATTGTCGGTTGGCAAACGAGAGATTTGAGCGGAACAAAAAGAGCAAAGTATATAAATACTCTTGATTTTCCAAAGGCAACTACCCTTTATCATAAAGATTGTAAATGCAATAATGATACAGATTATATAATTGTTGTTGAGTCACCAAAGACGGCTGCAATAATGTGGGGTGTTGGTTATCATAATGTTGTAGCCACTTTTGGGGCTTCAATAACAGAAGAGCAAATGTCTTTGTTGTGGGACTATAAGAATATATTTTTATGGTTTGATAACGATGAAGCAGGAGCAAAAGCCACTTTAACGGCACTTAATTATCTGAAGGACTATTGCGAAGTTTATATAGTCCCTCCTGTTGAAGTACCGAAGGGCGACCCTGCTGATATCCCCTACGATGAGTGGGAGAAGTATTTGAACAAAGCAGAATATTACGTCCACTGGAGGAAATAATGGCTTTTACAAAGTTTACAAATTCTGAATCTCTTACAGTCAAAACTGAAAAAGTTCAAAATTACTTTAGAAGAGTTGGTAAAGTAAATTATGATCAATTGACTAAGGAAGAAAAAGAAGAACTTAATAAAGAATTAAATGAAAATAAAGAATAAATTTGATATAATATGTTTTATGGCAAGTCAAAAACACGAAAGAAAGTGAGACATAATGCCGACATTTAAAACAGGTAGTGATTTGATTAAGCAGAAGAGTCAAGGTGGCGGTGGTGCAAGAACCCATCGTGCAACTGACTTTGTTCCCTTCCTTTCCCTTAAGGATGGAGAAGAGGCTTTCCTTCAATTTTTTACTGATATTGATGAAGTGCCTCTAGTGAGCCTTCACCGTTATGTGAAGGTTTCTTGGGAACAGAATGGAGAAACAAAGACGGGTTATCGTGATTTTGCCTGTCGCAAGATGGATGCTTGGGATGATGGAGATGGTTCCTGTATTCTTTGTGACAAGATTGGTCACGTTCCGAAGGAAAATTTTGCTGCTGTAGCGGTATTGCTTGATCCTGTATACGATTCATCTGCGTCAACTAAAAGAATTTCAGATATTGCTTCTTTTAACATTCGTGGAAATGAGTATACTACTAAGGATGGTACAGAAATCTTTTTCCCTGAGTACGTCGTTGTATTTCAGGCTGCTCAAAACTTCTGGCAGCAGTTCACTAGCCACAGTGATCAGATTGGCCCTATTACTGCCAATCCTTGGAAGATCATTCGTGAAGGAGCAGATCAGTCAACAACTTATCATGGGTATGAAGTTGATAAGGCAGAATTGATTGACTATCGTGATATAAACATTCCCTCAATTAATGAGATTCTTGAAGGACTTGGTTCTAAGGAGAGGTATGAGATGTATCTTGGAAACGAAGACCTTTGGCAAACTCAAAAGCAAATGTATGTAAACAAGGAAGAGAATAATAGTGGTCCAATCCGCAAGAAGGAAAACGCAGAAGCAGAAGAGGATGCAGAATCTGCTTTCGAACGGATTAAGCGACAAGCAGCAGCAAAGTAAAAACAAAAAGAGGGGGAGGCAAGACCTCCCCCTCTACTATTTATATACAGACGGTTCTTCTTCGCATGTTACCAATGAAGGTGGTTGGGCTTATATTATTTTAGGCGAAGAAGGCTTTATTAACCAAAACTATGGCTATGAGGTTGGTGCTACAAATAACAGCATGGAACTTAAAGCAGCAATTGAGGGCATAAAGTCTCTTGTAAATCAAAAGTGTCAAATAGAACTTTACTCTGATTCTGCTTATATGATTAACACCCTTAAAAATTCTTGGTGGAAAGACTGGGAAAAAAATAATTGGGTTAAAAGAAATGGATTGGCTACACCAAATGCCGTTCTTTGGAAAGAGTTAATTTATTTGTTGAATATAAACGATGTTGAGTTTATAAAAGTAAAAGCCCATAGTGGTGATAAGTTAAACGATTATTGTGATAAACTTGCTAAAGAGGCTCGCAAGAGTCAAGGTGATCCAATCCCAATAACTAATATCTAGGAGAAAACTTGGCCGTACCACTTCATCAACACAGCCATTATTCTATTTTTGATGGTTATGCAACAGTAGAAGAAATTCTTGATCGTGTTCAAGAGATTGGTTCTAACGCTGTTGCATTAACTGATCATGGAACTGTGGCTGGGCATGTGGAGTTTTATAGAAAAGCAACAGAGCGTGGAATAAAGCCAATCCTCGGTATTGAGTCGTATCAGGCTAGAGATAGCAGATTAAATCATCACAAATCTGATCTTAAAGGTAATCGTCCAAAAAATGATAGAAGTCATTTGATTATTCTTGCTTATAATCAAGAAGGCGTTAATAATCTTTGGACACTATCAACTCGCGCATACCTTGAGGGGTTTTATCATAAGCCTCGCGTTGATTGGGAGATTCTTGAACAACACAAAGAGGGGCTTATTCTGACTTCTGCTTGTATGGGCGGTAAAGTATCTTCTGCCATTCTTGAAGAAGCAAATGCAGAGTCAATATTAGATCAATATTTAAATATTTTTGATGATAAATTTTACATAGAACTTCATACATATGACAGTGATAATCAAAGAGAAGTAAATACTGAATTAGTACGTCTTGGACAAAAGAAGGGGATTCCTTTTGTCTATGCTACTGATGCTCATTATGCTTGTGGTGATCAATATCATAATCACGAAGCATTTGTCAATATGTCAATGAGAAAGAAGATTTCAGAAGTAGATAGAAATCACCCACCTTGCATGTGGATCATGGATGAAGATGGGATTCGTGAATCTTTAAACTACCTTCCAAAAAGTGTGGTTGAAGAGTCAATTAATAATACTCATATTATTGCTGAAATGAGTGAAGTTGAACTTCCAATGAAAAGAAAAAGAATTCCAACTTGGGGGCAAGACGGTCCTTCAAAACTGGTTGGTCTTGTAGAAGAAGGTTATTATCAGAAGGTGTCAGAATTAGATACTGAAAGTATTTACATGCAAAGAGTTGAAAAAGAACTTGACGCTATTTTTGAAGCAGAACTGTCTGATTTCTTTTTGATTGAACATCTTGTTAATGAATATGCTGAAAATAGCGATGTTCTTAGAGGTCCGGGTCGTGGTTCTGTAGGCGGCAGCCTTGTCGCATATCTTCTTGGGATTACAGATATTGATCCAATTAAGTATGGACTTATCTTTGAGCGCTTTTATAATAAAGGTCGTGAAAAGGGTGGTCTGCCTGATATTGATACAGATTTTGCTATTGAAGATCGTGACAAGATCAAGCAATTTATGCGTGATACCTTTGGCGAAGATTGTGTAACTCATATCGGCACTGTTATGAAGTTGCATGGTAAGTCTGCCCTAGAAAGGGTTGGTAAATTTCTAGAAATACCTATTAGAGATATTGAAGAAATTAAAAACATTGTTGATACAACTACAGATGCTGGCCTTATGGCTGATTGGGATGATATTGTAGAAGTTGGCGAACTACAAGGCTGGATTGCAAAGTATCCAGATCTATTTAATCTCGCAGGAGACTTGCATGGTCGAATATTTGCCAGCAGTGTTCATGCTAGTGGTTTTGTTGTTGGCGATGAACCTCTTGCTGCTATTTGTCCTCTTAGATTAGATAAAAGCGCGGGTCGCAAAGATGGCGAAATTGCAACTCAATTCGATATGCATGAAATTGAAAGTCTTGGGTTTATGAAATTAGATTTTCTTGCCCTTAAGAATCTTTCTGTTCTTAAAGAAGCACAGATGTTAATTAAAAGAAATCATGATGTTGATTGGGATTTCAAGAAGTTACATCATAACGAAGATCTAGAGAATAAAAAGTTTTGGGATCTTCTAGATCGTGGTCTAACTATTGGAGTTTTCCAAGTAGAAGATGGAGGTATTGCAAAAAGGATTGCTTCTCATATGAAGTGTCGAAATATTGAAGACCTCGCTGTGCTTGTTGCACTTAACCGACCCGGCCCCCTTAGAGCCGGATATGTTGATATGTATATAGACAGAAGAGGGGGAACTGATTATGAAGTTCTTCATCCCTTTATTGCAGACATTGTTGAAGATACATACGGCGTTTTTGTATATCAAGAGCAGGTAATCTCTTTGTTTACAAAGATGGGTTTTACTCTTGAAGAGGCAGATGATGTGCGTCGAATTATGGGTAAAAAGAAAGTAAAAGAAATGGAAGAGTTCTATCCTCGTTACATGGAAAAGGCCATCCAAAACATGGATGAAAAGTCTGCAAACGAGTTGTGGAACGAACTTCTTGGGTTTTCTAAGTATGCCTTTAATAAAGCACATTCTGTTGCGTATGGAATTATCACTCTTTGGACTCTTTGGACTAAATATATGTATCCTGCTGAATATTTACTTGCATGTATTCGAAAGGAAGATACAAGAGATGATGTTCCTCGCTTCATCGCGGAAGCACAACGTATGGGTATTAAAGTAAACCCACCAGATGTTAATAAGTCTATGTTTCAGACGGATATTATTGACGGAGAGATTTATCTTGGTTTAAAAGATATTAAGGGAGTATCAAAGGGCGCAGAATGGGTAATTGAGAATCGTCCATTTGAATCTTATGACCAAATGCTTGCTTTGTTAGAAAGTCAAAACAAAGAGTTTCTTTCTAAAAAGAAGAACGGTGAAGTAGATGGTCCTTCTCCTAAGCAGCGTCTTGGCGCAAATAAAGCAAAAGCATTGTTTAATGCTGGAGCGTTTGATTTTCTTGAAACAAGACAACTTTCAAAAAGAGAAAGAAGAGAATTTGAAAAAGAGTTACTTGGGATCATTTTAACT